CTGTAACATACATGGTGGGATAATAGAGGAGAGATAAAGTGGCTGTTAATCATTACTTTCAGCACGGAATGGGTATTGGTTCCGAGTCTGAACAAAACTTACACGAAGATATAATCGTAGAGTCTTTAAAGATATTTGGCCACGATGTATATTATCTGCCGAGAAAACTAGTTAACCATGATTTAGTTTTAGGTGAAGATGTTTTAAGTCGTTTTGATCATTCATACTTAGTTGAAATGTATATGGAAACAACTGAAGGTTTCCAAGGCGAACAAGAATTAATTAGTAAGTTTGGATTAGAGATAAGAGAAGATACAACGTTTGTTGTTGCAAAGAGAAGATGGCAATGGCAAGTTGATAATCCTGCAACACAGATAACTGAAGGAAGACCTAACGAAGGTGATTTAATATTCTTTCCTTTAATGAATTCATTTTTTGAAATACAGTTTGTTGAAGATCAACAACCATTCTTTCAATTAGGAAATCTACCTATCTATAAATTAAGATGTACTAGATTTGAATATTCTGGTGAAAGAATACGAACTGGTAATGCTGTTATGGATCAGGCAGAAACAAAATACTCACTAGATATTTTACAATGGAAAACTTTATTAGAAGATAATTCAGGTGCATTAGTTTTAGAAACATCATCTGCTAGTGAAAGTCACCACATTATTAGTGATGAGTATCAGTATGAAGAACAAACAAGACAATATGCTGACAATGAAACATTTGAGGCAGACGCTGGTTTTGGAACTGAAACTACAACAGATGATATAATAGACTTTAGCGAACTTAACCCATTTGGGGATCCTAAGGATCCAGAAGGATTTTTATAATGTTTAATAGTCCATATTTCTACCATGAAACACTAAGAAACACTGTTGTTGCTTTTGGAACAATATTTAATAATATTCATATTCATAGAACAGATAGTGATAATAAAGTTATTCAAAAAATAAAAGTGCCATTATCATATGCACCTAAAGAAAAGTTTTTAACAAGATTAGAACAACAACCTAATTTAGAAGATAGAGAGTTTGCTGTAACATTACCTAGAATGGGATTTGAGATTACAGGTATTAACTATGACTCAGCTAGAAAGTTAAATAAATTATCTTCAATAAGAACACCAGGTTCAACAAATGATACAGTAAATGTTGTTTATAATCCTGTACCATATAATATAAGTTTTAATCTTTATGCCTTTACAGCAACTGCTGAAGGTGGTTTACAAATCGTTGAACAGATTATGCCATACTTTGCACCTGATTATACTATTACAGTTAATCTAATTAGAAGTATGAATATTAAAAGAGATGTACCTATTGTATTAAACAATGTAACTTATGATGATACCTACGATGGTTCATACACACAAAGAAGAGCAATCAACTGGACAATGTCATTTACTGCTAAGACATATCTATTTGGTCCTGTAAATGAAGGTGGTAAAGTTATCAAAAAAACTATTGTCGATTTATATACAGACACAGATACATCAAGCACTAGAGAGGAAAGAATTATTACTGTTCCTAATCCTACATCGGCAAATGCTGATGATGATTTTGGATTTACAACAACTATACAAAACTTTAGTGACAGTAAGAATTTTGATCCTGGCGACGGCACAGATAAATAGATTAAGGAAATATTATGAGTATAGATGAAAAAATAAATGAAGCACTTGGTATCTCTAACGATAAACCAGTTACAAAGGCTGTAGTTAAACAAGAATACACTCCGCCAGTTCCTAGAGTTGAAGATAAGGAAAAGGGTGATGTTGATAATGACTACAAATATAGTAGAGAGAACTATTACAATCTTATAGAACGAGGCCAAGACGCAATACAAGGCATACTTGATATTGCAAATCAAAGTCAACATCCTAGAGCATACGAAGTTGCTGGAAATTTAATTAAACAAGTTGCTGATACAGTTGATAAGTTACAAGACTTACAAGGTAAACTAAAGAGTCTTAAAGAAGTTCCAAAAAACACAAACAATACAAACATCAAACAGGCGCTTTTCGTAGGTTCTAGTTCGGAACTTCATAAGTTATTAAAGAATAAAAATAAAAATGTGACTGCTGAAGAAGATAAAGATTTTACGGAAACAAAAGATGTCAAATAACGATCACCAATATTTAGGAAACCCAAATTTACATAAGGCAAATACTCCTATAGAATACTCTGAGCATGAGGTTAGAGAACTTGCAAAGTGCATGGAAGATCCTATATATTTTATTTCTAATTATATTCGTATTGTAAGTATTGATGAAGGTTTAGTTCCTTTTGAATTGTACAAGTTCCAAGAAAGAATGGTTGATACATTTCATAATAATAGATTTACAATATGTAAGTTACCTAGGCAGTCTGGTAAATCAACAACTATCATTGCATACTTATTACATCAAGTTATCTTTAATGATAACTTTAATGTTGCCATACTTGCCAACAAAAGTTCAACTGCTAGAGACTTATTAGGAAGATTACAACTTGCATATGAAAACTTACCTAAGTTTCTTCAACAAGGTGTATTAAACTGGAATAAAGGTTCTTTAGAATTAGAAAATAATTCAAAGATTATGGCCGCCTCAACTTCTTCAAGTGCAATTCGAGGTGGTTCATTTAACATAATCTTCCTTGATGAGTTTGCGTTTATACCTGCCAATATAGCAGATCAGTTTTTTAGTTCAGTTTATCCTACAATATCATCTGGTAAAAAATCTAAAATGATGATTGTATCTACTCCTCATGGAATGAATATGTTTTATAAACTATGGAATGATGCTGTAAATAAAAACAATGATTATATTCCTATTGATGTTCATTGGTCAGAGGTTCCTGGAAGAGATGAAAAATGGAAAGAACAAACTATAAGAAATACAAGTGAGGCACAGTTTTCACAAGAGTTTGATTGTGAGTTTGTTGGATCAATTGATACGTTATTAAATCCGTCTAAGTTAAGAACACTATCTCATAGTTCACCGATTATATCAAGTGGTGGATTAGATATGTATGAAAGACCACAAAAAGGTAAAGACTATGTTATAACTGTTGACGTTGCAAGAGGAACTATGAAAGACTATTCAGCGTTTGTAGTTATGGATGTTTCAAAAATGCCATATAGAATGGTTGCAAAATTTAGAGACAATGAAATTAAACCTATTTTATTTCCTCACACAATTGAAAAAGTTGCAAGACAATATAACAAAGCATATGTTTGTGTTGAAGTGAACGATATAGGACATCAAGTGGCAGACGCATTACAATTTGAATTAGAGTATGACAACTTAATGATGTGTATGATGAAAGGCCGTGCAGGACAAATACTAGGTGGTGGATTTTCTAAAAAAGGTTCTCAAATGGGTGTTAAAATGACAAAACAAGTAAAGAGAGTTGGATGCACAAACTTAAAATCTTTGATTGAAGCAGACAAGTTACTTGTTAATGATTTTAATATTATTGAGGAACTTTCAACATTTATTAGAAAGGGTCATAGTTTTCAGGCTGAAGAAGGTAACACAGATGATTTAGTTATGTGTTTAGTTATATTTGCATGGATATCAAATCAAAGATATTTCAAAGAACTTACAGACCAAGACGTTAGAGCAAGAATGTATGAAGATCAGGCAAACGCAATAGAACAAGATATGGCACCATTCGGATTTATGAATGACGGAATTAATGATATGGAATCAATAGTCGATGATCAAGGAGAAGTTTGGACTCCTGTTAACATACGAAAAGGTGATCTTCTCTAAAATCTCATTTACATAAATAGAAGTGAGAATTAATGATACTTTATTAGCTAATAAGGAGAACAACATATGGCATTTCAAGTTTCACCAGGTGTTCTTGTAAAAGAAAAAGATTTGACAAATGTTATACCGGCAGTAGCAACATCTATTGGTGCTTACGCAGGTGATTTCACAAAGGGTCCCGTTGATGAAATCGTTACTATTACTTCAGAGAAGCAACTAGTAGCAACATTTGGAAAACCTAACTCGGATAACTTTGAGCACTTTTTTAGTGCTGCTAGTTTCCTAAGTTACTCAAATAATCTTAGAATTGTACGAGCAACAAATACTGGTCTATTAAACGCAACTGCTGAGACAGGTGGTTTACTAGTAAAAAACACAGATGATTACCAAACAAACTTCCAAGATGGTCAAGGTTCAGTAGGACTTTGGGCTGCAAGAACTGGTGGTGCATGGGGTAATGGTCTAAAAATTTCAATGTGTCCAAGTGCTTCAGTATATGAAGAACTTGCTAAAACAACAGTGGCAAGTTCAGACTTAGCTGTTGCTGACACTACAATAACATTAGCAGACGCTACAGGATTTAATGTAGGCGATATAGTTAATTTTGGTGAAGACGGTGGTTACGAATACAGAGTAACTTCTATTTCAACAAATGATATTACAATCGTTAGACATCCATCAGGCGTTGGCGGATTACACACAGTAGTTGCTAACGGCGCTTCAGTAAGAAGAAGATGGAGATACTATGACCTAGTAAGTGCTGCTCCAGGAACATCAGCGTATGCTTCAGAGAGAAATGGATCAAATGATGAAATTCACATCGTAGTTATAGACGAAGATGGAGATATTTCAGGTGCATTAGGTTCAATACTAGAAGTGTATGATGCTGTTTCAGTTGCTTCAGACGCAAAAACTCCACAAGGAGATACTAACTATTATAGAGATGTAATATTCGCTAGATCAGAATATATCTATTGGATGGATCATCACGCTAGTGGTACTAATTGGGGTTCTGCTGTTTTAAATACAACTTTCACAAGTGTAACAACATTATCAGATATTAGTTTGACTAACGGTGCTGATGGCACAACTGCTACTATCGGACAAATGAAAACTGCTTATGAGAAGTTCCAAGATACAGAATCAGTTGATGTAAATTTAATCATCGCTGGTCCTTGTTCATCTGCTCATATTGATAACTTAATCACAGTTGCTGAAGAAAGAAAAGACGCTATGGTTTTTGCTTCTCCAGAAAGAAGTGATGTTGTCAATGTTACTAACACTAACACAGCAACTTCAAATATTGTTTCATTCTTTAATAATATCAGATCATCATCTTATGTAGTTTTCGATAGTGGTTACAAATACACTTACGACAAATACAATGATGTATTCAGATATGTTCCATTAAACGGAGACATTGCTGGATTATGTGCTAGAACTGATCTAGTGGCAGATTCATGGTTCTCTCCTGCAGGATTAAACAGAGGAAATATTAGAGGCGCTGTAAAACTTGCTTTCAATCCTAATAAAATTGAAAGAGATCAGTTATACAGAGCAAGAATAAATCCCGTTGTTTCATTCCCAGGACAAGGAACAGTATTGTTTGGAGATAAAACAGGACTATCAAAAGCTAGTGCATTTGACAGAATCAATGTAAGAAGATTGTTTATCGTATTAGAGAAGGCAATCTCAACTGCTTCTAAATTTCAATTATTTGAGTTTAACGATGAGTTTACTAGAGCACAATTTAGAAACATCGCTGAACCATTCCTAAGAGACGTACAAGGTCGAAGAGGAATTACAGACTTCTTGGTTGTTTGTGACGAAACAAATAACACAGGAGATGTAATTGATAGAAATGAGTTTAGAGCAGACATTTATGTCAAACCAGCTAGATCAATCAACTTTATAACACTAACTTTCGTTGCGACTAGAACAGGCGTTGCTTTCGAAGAAGTGGTAGGAGCTTAGGAGGATAATTATGCCAAGTATTAATGATTTTAAAGCTAGATTAAAAGGTGGCGGAGCTCGTCCTAATCAGTTTAGAGTTACTCTACCATTTCCTGGATTTGCAGCTATCGGTGCTGAGACGGAGACTATGTCTTACCTTTGTACTTCAACTAGTTTGCCAGGAATGACTATTGGAGAAATTGCTGTTCCATTTAGAGGAAGAGAGTTATATGTTGCAGGTGAAAGAACATTTGCTACATGGACTACTACAATTCTAAACGATAGTGATTTCTTAGTAAGAAACGC